TGTATAAGATCCATCTCCAAAACTTGAATCTGTTGGAAGTCCTAAAGGTAAAGCACTTCCTCCAGAAGATGTTACAGTTCCAATAGAATCATCTACATATTTCTTATGTGCTAATATTCCGTCACCGGATGGATCAACAGCTGGATTTACTTTAAAAGAACCTGCTTCAACATTTCCTAATGTTACTCCAGTTAAATCTGTTCTTGATGAACCATCTGATGTTGTTGTTCCAAATCTGAAAAGATCAAGTGTTTCATCCCAATAAAAAACAGCAGGATTTTGTGCACCTCCTCTGTTTATCATTATTCCAGAATCAGTTTCTGCTGAAGTATTAGTATTAATTTGTAAAATATTATCTTCAACTGATAAATTTTGTGAGTCAATTGTTGTGGTTGTACCTTGTACGGTTAGGTCGCCTGTGACAGTTAAATTTGCAGGAGTTCCTGCACTTCCTATTCTAGTATTACCTTGAACATCTAATTTAAATGCAGGGTCAGATGTACCTATACCAATCCTACCGTTATCTACATCTACCACTAATACATTTGTATTAAATGCTAGATCCGTAGTTCGGATAAGGTTAGATTCTAATAATTCTCCTGCTATCTTTGTTATTGCCATAATACTACTTTGATATTTACCAGAAAGTCGTACGGTAGATAACTCGCACTAAATAATCATTATATGACACTATTACCTATTAGCAAATTACCCAATAAAGCAGAACCAATACAAAAAAATGCATTATCTGGAGATGTAATAGATGGAGGAACAATTACAAATTTTACATCAACTGGAATCAAAGACGAGTCAAATAATACACAAATTATACTAAAAGATGATTACGTTGAAGTAGCAACAAATTTACATATTAAAGGTACAGTTAAAGTTGAAAATTTAGAATACATTCAAGCACAGGTTCCAAAATTAAATGTTCAAGAAGCAGTTATGGTTGACTATAATGAAGTGCTTTGGAAAGATAAACTAGGAAAATCTGTTAAAAAAAGTTACTTACAAGAGGTAGGAGTTCTAAAAAATTTACAAGTTAGAAATACTTTTTATGTAGGAGATGGCAGGGTTGGAGTAAACACAACTGCACCGTCGGCAGACTTTTCAGTAAACTCAGGTGGTTATGAAATTCTTACAACTATGCAAGAAGCGAATGCATTTGTTGGAACACATACTCACGTTGCATTTGCTATTGGAACAGATGCAACACCAAGAGTAACTTGTCGTGCAAATGGTGATGTAGTTGTTGGGTCAGAGACAGGTAAACCTGTTAAATTATCTGTATATGGTCAACTTGGTGTTGGTGTAAAATATCCAGGAGAAGCATTAGAAGTTGATGGCAATATTAAATTTGCTGAAAGAACTTTTGCCGCAGGAGAAAAAGAACCAACAGATGGTAGATGGGACACAGGTTCAATTGTGTGGAATGAAAAACCTTCTATTAATAAACCAGTTGGTTGGGTATGTGTTCGTGGTGGTAAGCCAGGTAACTGGCGTCCTTTCGGGTTAATAACCTAATTCAAAACAACAACTAAATCTTTGTTGAAAAAAATAGTGATAAATTATTATTCCTATTATAATTCCTTCTAGCCAGGCAAGCCATGCACTGATGATTGGATACTTTCTAATAAAAGAAAGTTTGTAGTTCCAAAGTTTTTTGAAAATGTTACTCGCCCAGTTTTTGCAAGTTGTGAATAATTGTAATAATGTGTCCATTAGTTTCGCCATCATTACCAGGAATTAATGAACCAAAAGTGATTTCACCACCTGAGTATGTATAGTTTGTAACTGGTGCTTGATAGATACCACCAACAAAAATTATCATGTCTGTTGCTGAATTTGGTATAACACTTAAAGTAGCCGCAGTTGAACCATCAAGTGTGTTTCCTTTTCCTGCACCAAAAACGGTTGTTGAACCGTCACCTTGAAATCTATCTACTGTTATTGATTTTTCTCTTGATGATTCTGATACATTGTACCAGCCTGAACCCTTATAAACTTGATATGTTGCTGTTGTTGTGTTGTAAACTAATTGTCCGTTAGTACCAGAAGGTCTTTGAGCAGTGGTTACATTTGGAATTGTAATTCCAGAAGCATTGTCGCCTATTATTGGATTTTTAGCAAATCTACCCATAGTATTATAATCCTATAGTAGAGATTGTTGCATTAAATAGATCCGCTGAGTTTCCCACAATATAAATTTTATCACCGGCATCTAAAATCATTTTTTCTGTATCAAGTATGTAAGTATCTCTAGCTTTAATAGTCAATTCTGTATAAATTTTAAAAGGTTCACCAACTGATCCTGCTTGTGGTACAGCATATATGTCAATAGTTCCGTCACCATCAGTTTTATTAGTAATATAAATTACAGTAACCGCAGTTCCTGATCCAGCCGGAGCAGTGAAAGCCGGGTTGTCATAGTTTGTTAATACTTGATAATTTGTTATTGCCATATTTTTATCCTAATGCTATCGCTAAAGCCGTAGCCTTACTCTTACTTATCAGTTCATCTACAGCACCGGAACCTATATTTGAATTTCTGAAAAATATTCCAGTACCACCTCCACCTGCTGTTTTGTTGTAAATTTTAGTTACTGTATCTGCCGCTGGGTCTGAAGCCGCCGCAGAAAACGTTAATGTATCATTTATTACCACATCTCCCGTACCATTTGTTACTAAAGTTAAATCACCATTTGCTCCAGTCGCCGTTATTGACGTTATATCTGTCAAAACTTGATTTAAATCAAATGTAATTGAGTCTGCACCAACAACAGCCGTATTAGAAATGTTTCTTCCACCAAGTAATTGTAGAGTATCAGTTGAACCACCTAAACTTATTATAGATGAGTCATCACTAGCAATCAAAATATTTGAAGCCGCTGTAATATCTACATAATTTTTAGATGTAGCATGATTGGCATCAGTTGGCTCTGTAGCAACTTTAATATTTGCTGGAGTATAATTGGTAATAGTTGTTGCAGTTGTTGGATCTTGATTAGTTGTACCTAGTTCAAAATTATTCTCATTTGCGTTCCAATATAATATTGCATGGTTTTCAGAACCTCTATTAAAAAATAATCCAGAATCTTCTGTATCAGCTGTTGAATTATTTTTATTGACAACTAAAAATTTGTCTTCAATTGTCATTACTGATGTGTTTAACTCTGTTCTATCTCCATCAACTACTAAATCTCCCATGACTCTTGTTGTTTTTGAGTCAAAAAATACCGTATTTGAACCAGCCGCACCCGTGCCCGTTTTTATTGTATAATCATCCGATGTACGTAAAGTCTTTGCCATTTGCTATTATTTATATAAAGAAAGGCTGAGCGTTAAACTCCCCCTTTCATAAGCACGTGTTGTTTTTTGATTAGATTACGTCTATTGATCCTATATTCGAATCAGTTGCGTTTCTTTGTTCGTCAGTACCTTCAGCACCTAATGTATAAGTGCAAGTACCGGAGTTTCCCGCCTCTGTTACATAGTGTATAGTTCTGTTATGAAACTTATCTACATAAGCAACAGTTGAATCGTCCAAGATAATTTGAACACAAAACTGATTTGAAGTATTTGCTAGTGAAGCCGGCGCTACTGCTTTTAATTCATAAACTGCTTCAGATGAATCTTCTAAATGGATATTGAATAATTTAGATCCTCTTTGAGATACAATGTATGCAGTTGTTGAACTAACTAAAGCTCCGCCACTTGCTCGATATCCAGTTACCGCAATTGTGCCACTTCTTAAACTAGCACCAGGATAATTAGTAGTCATTTTAGTCTGTTTAATTGGTCTTCCCATACTGCTTATATTTATAAAAAAATAAAAAGAGAGTGGTGTGAAATTAAAAGTAGTCACACCACTCTCTGAGGTTAACGTATTTCTAGATTATTATATTATTTTCTATTGTAGATATGATATAAAATCCAAACTGCTACTAATCCGATCAAACCTTGATCTGAAAAGCCAGCAAGTACGCCCTGAATATTTCCTATTACAGAAATATGTGGCCAGAACGGAACACCTTGACCATTGAAAAGGATTTCTAAAACGATTCCTAATGCTATTAGGCTTACACCTACATCAGCTAATCCTTTTGCCCATCCTTTTACTTTTACCATGATATCCATATTGGACCTCCCTTGATAATAAGATTCGAATCGAATCTTAAATTTATTTAGAAGACGAAATGTCTAAGTTATATTACACTATTTGGTCTGTGGTTGATATGAATAAGAAAAAAATTTTTATGTGTGTATAAAAAGAAAATTTTAGTCACAAAAAAAGAAAGGCGACCGAAGCCGCCTTTCTCTATGATTCAAAAAAATCTATATATAGATTATTTAAATTTTAAGTTACCTTGTGTGATTGCTACCAAACCTACGTAGTCAGCCGCATTACCAAGTGAACTTGCAGTGTTTGTTAACTCTACATATCCATATCTTGTTAAGAAGCCAACAACTGGTTCGAAAGTAGCTGGATCAAGTACAACGCCTGAAGACATTAAAGGAATGTAAGGACAATAGAACGCTGGTGCGTCTGCCTCACTTGCTCCTTTATAGCCAACCAATACTGATGTGGCATCAGTTGCGTATGCATCAACGTATACTCTCATTGAAGCGTTTAACGTACCAACAAATTTTGTGTTAGTAGGTGCTTCGAAAGTACCTTCAGTTGATCTTGCAAAAGCTGATGTTGTTGCAGATTGTAAAACAGTTAAGGCAGTTGGAGAAACTACTGCGTAGTTTCCAGCTCCTCTACGTGTTCTTGTTGCGATTGTGTTTGCCACTCTGTTGATTAACACAGCCAAAGCCGCGTGTTCGTCACCAACGAAAGTTGCAGTACCAGAAACAGCCGCTTGGTCATAAGTTTCAGTCGCCGAGCCGGCTAATGATCTTAGTGACAAGATGATTTCTTGGTCAATTTCAGCTGTAATTTCTTGAGCTAAAGCCGCCATGATTTCTGCTTCTACATCGATACCTTGTTGTGCTTGAGCATCTTGAGCCGCTTCAAACGTCCATCTAGCTGATAATTTTCTAGATTTAGCTTCAACCGGTTGTTTCAAGATTTGTATGGATAATCTTTTACCACCAGTACCTTCTAAAGATGCTGTTGAAGCCCCCTTAGGTGTACCATCTGTTTGATTACCAGCATATGCTCTTGCTATTTTGAATGGAGATAACGCTTCTTCACCAGCTGTCGCATTCGACGCCACTGTGTCCGCATATCTTATTCTTAGTGTGTGGATCTGTCCAACAGGACCGGTCATCGGCTGTACACCAACGATTTCGTTAGCTATAACAGTCGGCATAACCCGTCTAATTACTGGAAGGATCACACGGTTTAGTGTAGCAACGTTACCGGCAGATGTAGCACCTGCAGTAGCTTGTTCTGACAAGTATCTTTTAGTATTTTCTAAAATAACACCCATCACTTTTTTCTTATTGCCTTCTAAACCTTCAGTTAGGGCTGATTTTGTTTCGCCCCATTTAGATTCAAATATTTCTGACATTTGTCTCTTTCCCCTTTTAGTTTATATTATACACCCGCTAATTTACGAATGTAAGTTAAGTCCGCATCTTCCCTTTTCGCTCTGTCTCCACTTGCTTCTGTTATAACTTTTGTTTCTTTAACAGATGCTATTGGTTTTTCGTCCATTACGTGAGGTAGATACTTGTCGAATGACGTTTGTAACTTCGCTGTTTGAACTGATTCTAACAGTTGAGCCATAACATCACTCTTTTCTTTGCCCAATGGTTTGAGCATCTCAGCCATCTTTTCCTTGCGTTCCATCAAGTCTGCCTGTTTTTTAGACTCGGCATATGCTGACTCAATCACCGCTTCTTTCTCTTTGACGGCTTTCTCGGCGTTGTCTAACTTAAGAGTAGTTTCATCAACTACTTTCAATAGCTTCGCAGTTTCAGATTTCTCATTTAAATATGAGTTCTGATACTCAGAAGCAAACGCCTCGAATACTTTTTTGCCAAAATTAGTTTCTCTAGATGCTGTAATATCATCTTTCAACGTGCTTAATTCTTCAGCAAGTTTTTTGTTTACAGCAGATTCTACAACTTTAGCAGATTTTGAAATGAAAGCTTCTTTTAGTTTAGCCATTTGTGCTTTGGCTTCTGCAACTAATTTAACTTTCGTTTCCACAACGCCCTTCTTGTCTTCATGGAATTCTTTAATTTCTTTAGCAAGTGCTCCTACTACGAACTCTTCTAATTTTTTAAAGTTTTCATGAACACCTTTACGGTCGCCATGTAGTTCTTTTAACTCTTCAGCCAATTTCTTCATTATAAATTCTTGAAGTTTGGCAGAATGAGCGCCTACGTTTTCTTTGTAAGCAATTTTTTCTTGTGCGAGTGCTTTTCTATCTTCTATAAATTTAGAGATTTCTTCGCTTAATTTTTCAGTCATCATTTTATCGATGGCTTCGATCATGTTCGCCTTGTCATGTTCGTATCTTTTAGCAAATTCTTCTCTTAATTCAGCACCGACTACTTCTTTATTTTCTTTGATTTTTGAATCCCAAGCTTCTTGGATGCTTTTTTGCACATCTTCTGATATTGCTCCTGATTCTACTAGTTTTGATATATCAAACATTATTTTAGTCCCTTTATTATACTTGTTAGTGCCTCTTTGAGGTATTTTTGGGCTTTTGCATTATTTCTAACTTCAGCCGCCAGTCCCTTTGCCTTTAATCCACCTTTTGTGTTTAAAAGATGTTCATAAATTGGCGTAGGATAAGCCCCTGGTGCCGAAGGTTGGGCCACAACATCAACTGTTATGATTTCGAAGTCTGAAACTTCGCCGCTACCGTACTCTGATATGTTACCAGAGCCACGAGAGCTAACGCCTAGTTTCACTCCTGATTCCAACATTGTTTTGACAAGTTGGCCCATCGGTGTCGGTAAAATTTTCATTTTACCATATCCATTTGGTCCGTCCATCCACATTTCTGTAATCATGTGAGACACACGGTCCAAATTAATTTTTAAATCGTCTGGATGGTCTACTTCACCTAATACACTATAACCTGATCCTATTTGATCATTAAGAGTTTTTACTGCTTTTCCTATTTCATTAACAGGATAAACTCTTTCATTGGCATTTTTAATGCCTCCCTGAATACAGATCCCTTTCATGTACAAATCTTTGCCTTCTGAGCCTTCGTGTAAGATTTGCATTCGGGCCTGATCGTAGGTTAAGTGTTCTCTAAGATAAAGTGACATCAGTAATAATTCTCCTTAATCTAACAGTTACGCTCTAGCGTTTACTGGAGATTTCGCAGACTTATCAGAACTGTCCGTGTTGTTAGCCTTTACTTCTTTTTTATAAGAAGCTGACTTATCTTTTGCAGGACTGTTCTCAAAACCACTTTCTGCTTTAGCAGTAGGTGCCGATCTTCCTTTTTCTTCAGAGCCTGAACCAGTTTTAATTGGTGCCGCCGCTGTTTTAATTTTCGATCCGCTTGATACTGGTGATTTTGCAGATTTATCTGAATTGTCTTTGTTATCAGCAGACTTTTGGAGTTTGTATTCTTTTACAGTTTCCTTTTTGTCTTCTTTTGCTTTTGCTTCAAATCTAGACACATCTGGTTGAGTTTCTTGTGGCGCCATAATTGGTTTAGGTGCCAAAGCCGCTTCTTCTGGTGCTTCTTCACCGTTTTGTGTCGCCAACATAGCTTCAAATTCTGCTTTTAATTCATCTAAAGCATCTTCTAAATCAACAACTCTGTCTTCTACTGAACCGTCTTCACCATTTTCACCGTTTTCAGCGTCTGCGTCCATATCTTGACCTAATTCGTCGGCCGCTTTGTCGCCTTCGCCTTCTTCGTCTGAAGAAATATCTTTAATTAATTCGTCAGTAGCGTCGCCACCGATTTCTTCAATTGATTCTTCATCTGATTTTTGAACTGATGTTGGTGCTGGTTGTCGAGTAAAGACTCCCTCATCTTTAATTTTTTCTTCTGCGGGTTTATCTTCTTTAGTTTCGTCAACTGCTTCTTCTTTTTCGTCTTTCTTTTCGTCAGACTTTTCAGTTTCCTTAACTTCTTCTTTTTTGTCGTCTTCTTTAGCTTCGTCTTTAGTTTCTTCTTTAGCTTCTGCTTTTACTTCTCCATCTGCTAAACCTTCGTAGATATCTCTTGATTTTTCTACTACAATTTCGTGGAAAAGAGCTTCTGCTTTTTCGTTTTCTTCGTTTATTAGTAATTCTAATAAAGATTCAAATTTACTTGTCATTACACGTGCTCCTTTATGCGATTCATACTTATAAGTGTTATTATTTACTATAAAAAGACAAAAAGGTGCCTATAATTGATATAAAAGGTACCTTTTGACTATATTTTAATTTGTAGGTTAAACTTTGATAATAGTTCTTCGGTTACCATATGATGCATATTGTCATTCCACTCTAAATCTTTAGGTTGGAACCATCCTTTGGGTATTATTCTATAAAATTTAATATCTTTAAAATCTTGTAAGCAACGTTTGGTTTGATTCATCCAGTTACCATAAAACGTTGCTTCATCTGTGCTTTTTTTATAGTTACGAGTGTCTTTGAAGAGGTTATTAAACCGGTGCCTGTTAGTTTTTTTAGTATCCCGATATCCAATATAGTCAAATCCAAGCATATAAATCTCTTTAAATTTACGATCACAAGCTAATCTTAATGCTGTAGGTCCAGAACTCCACCCTAAACTTGGTCTAAACCATTTACAATTATCTAATATTTTTGGATGTTTGTTATATTGTGCATTAAAGTTTGACCATACTTCATGTTTAATCAGATAATCTGATTCTGCAATTTCTATAACCATTTTAGGATCTACTGCAATTAAAAAATCAGGGTTATCAGTTCTATAAACTCCGTTACAGGCAAAAACAGTACCGTGTTTTTTTAAATCTTCTATTTGGATTCCTTTTCGAGATTCTCCATTACCCAATACAAATGCTACATCAGTCATAATTTATATTAATTATTCTGTTTTACTAAAGGATATGTTAAATTAGATTGCTAAATCGTCTGCTTGTGGTTGAGCATACATTTTTTGAACAAATTCTGCTTCTACTTTTTGTTGTTCGTTGTGATCTTCTGATGTTAGTCTCATTGAATTAATATCGTTAAGTGTAAGACGTGTTTTTCTAGTATCGTCTTTATCTAAGATAGAAATATCGTTTTCAGGCTCGTATGTATTATCTTCTTCTCCGCCTTCAAGTCCGTATGTAAAGAATTCATTTAGCTTCATTTTCAGTATTTAACCTTATGCAGGTGTTCCTCCACCACCACCACCTGGTGTTATTCCACCACCACCTGGTGTTGTTCCTGGTGCTCCTGGGCCTGGTTGTCCTGGTTCTGGTGTTTCTGGCTCTGCTGTTGGCTCTTCAAATTGATCTAAATCAGATGTAATACCTGCTTTTGATACACCCCCGGATCTAAGTTGAGCATTTTTACTTTGTTTTTTCTGTGGAATGTTGTTTTCTTCCGCCCAAAGGTCAGCATTTCTTGCCATTTCTTCTTCACTTAATCCTAAATATCTGCTTAATGCAAATCTTTTAGACATATAAGGTAGTTCTGCTACCTGTGTAAATGTTTGTACACGTGATTGATCCATTTCAGTTTGTCTGTATGCCGCAAAATTTTGTGGTGGATTTAATTTAAGTTCAAACATACCATAGTCTATGTTGTAACCTTTACTTTTAATCCATATTTTAAATTCTTCATCGATTGTTGGATTCAACATACTTTGTAATCTCATACAATATTTGTTAAATCTTAATTCTTGGATGTATGCAGTACCAACTCTGCCGTCATTGTATTGTTGTTGTCCATCATCTGGACCAGTTGGCAAATAAGAACTTGGAATTCTTAATCCTCTAAACAATTTATTTGTAAAGAATTTAAGATCATCTATTTCACCTAAATTAGTACCACCTGGCAGTGTATCAACTTTAGATCCTCTTCCTTCTGCTGTTTGCGGAAAGAAATAATCCTCATTAATGCTCATAGGATTATATGTTGCATCAACATAGTTGACACCGCCTGATGTGCTTGGAATTCTTCTTTGATTAATTTCGTTTTTAACTCTTTCAACGAATTGCATAGCCAAGTGTGTTGGCATATTACCTACGTCAATATAAAATACTCTTCTTTCAGGTGCTCTTTGAACCCTGTAAATGATAATTGCATCTTCTAATAATTCTTTTTGTTTGTAAACTTTGAAAATCTGTTCTAATACTGATTGTCCGAAAGGAAATAAGTTGTCTAACCCGTCTGACATTGACATATGAACAACGTGTTCTGCATTTATGTTGTATGCATTCATTGTTCTGTAGAAACGTCCGCCTTGTCCACCAGCAAATCCACTCATGTTAGTGCCTTGTCCTGCACCTGCATAACTTTGACCGTATGCCGCATTACCACCACCAGTGGTTCCTCCTCCACCGTATGTTTGATTTGGTGTTATTTGTGTTGCAGATAGTCTTTCTAAATTTGGATTTATGTCTCTAATAACATATTGTTCAGGTTTTTTACCTTCAGATTCGTTAACAACTATTCTGTCGACCTTTGCATTGTCAATATACAACCATTTGTAAGTTTCTGGATCTCTTACAAAGAAACAGTCTCCATATTTTAACGCATTTCTAAATATTCTAAAAATTCTTTTAGTAAGTTTGTTTGCTTTTGTCCATTGTTGAAGTGCTTTCTTTAAAAGTTTAATTTCGTGTTCAGTTGTTTCGTCTTTAAACACAATATCAAATGGTGTTTCGTTTTCTTTATTTTGTTGTGTTGAAAATTCTGCTAAAATATCTAATGCCGCATTAATTTCTGAATCAGAATCCATTTGGTCATATTGAAAATATCTTTGAATTCTATTTGGATGTCCTGTATATACATCAGGTAGATATGATGAGTAGTTTCTTTTTGCAAAGTTAGGTACTTTTTCTCCAGAAATTGGAGATAAGTTCGCATCTTTAAAATATTTTTTCCAAGCCATATTATATGTTACACTCTTTCATTTAAATTAACAACCATTAACTAACTGGTAATCCAACTGAACTAGTATTTTTTCTAGCCGACGTTTCTGTGGCTATTCTAGTCTTATTGTTAATCATATTACTTGTATTTAACGTTTCATGTACGCCAGTAAGGATCTTAGCTACTGGAGATATAGCTGTAACCATTGATATAAGATGTTTTTCTAATTTGTCAGTATTAAATAGACTTTTCAAATCTTCATTTGATGTAACTGTACTAGCTGTTTTAGTTGTTACTATTTCAGGTCCTCGTTCACCTACAAGATGTGGATTTCCGCCAGCCATTGGACCACCAAATGCTTTGCCACCAATCATATTGCCAATTGCACCTCCGGCCATACCGCCAAGCATCATTCCAAGCGGACCACCAAATGCTCCAAGACCAGTACCAATTAAAGTTCCCCATGCTCCTGCATTATTGCTTTTGTCTTTGTCTAATAAATCGCCAACTGCCATTGCTCCACCAAGACCAGCACCTACTAGTCCACCACCTCTTAATACTTTTGCTCCTAGACCTAAACCTTTTGTGCCAAATCCACCCATGGTTCCAGCAAAACTGCCTTTTACTTTTCCGCCCAGACCTTTTGTTTGGCCCATTAAGCCACCAGCTGATAAATGTGCCGTACCTGCTCTTACAGCCGTAGTATGGATTAAAATTTGTTCACCTCTACTGAATAGATATTTGCCTGCTATACCTCCTAACAATAATGATGCAGATAGCATTGGTACTTTTGCTACTTTTTCTGCAATACCACCTAATATTTGCATACCACCAGTGGTCCAGTCTGCTAGTTTACCTAGCATTGGACCAAATCCTGATAGTAATCCTGTTTCTATTTTTTGGAATTGGCCTGATAATCTTTTAGTCGCATCTTGGAATTCAGTTAATCCTTTTGTAAGTCCTGGAGATATTGCGGCCTGTTCAGCTAATACTGAATTTAAATCCATTGCAGTTGTTCCTAATTTGATAACCCCGCCTTGTAATCTTAAGAATTCAACTGTACCTGTTACAGTAGCTTGTCTGAATCTGTTTTGCGATTTAATTGCCGCATTTCTTACAGAAATTAATGCTTGTTCAGATGACGTTGTTCCAGAAATTAAATTTTGTATCGCGGCTTGAGCCTCTGGCATATTTTGCACTAATGCCAATGCCGCTTCGGTTACTGGTCTTCCAGCATTTGCAATTAAATCTTGAAAGCCTTCTGTTAGTTCTGGTGAAATACTACTAATAGTAGCCGCAAAGTTTTCTAAACGTTGTCTTGTTTCGTCAGTTGTTCCAGCTAACATAGCCTGGAATCTTTCATTAGACATTTGTTGTTCGATTTGTTTTTGTAATTCTTCTCTTTGTGTACCTGTAAGTTTTGCTAGTCTGTCTAATTGTTTTGCAAAATTAATTGCAGATTTAATATTTTGTGTTCGTGCAGTTGCATCAAAATTAAAAGTTCTTCTCTGTCTTTCTAAGTTTAATAATAATGTGTTATTAATTTCATCAACTGTAAATCCTAGTGGTGCCAATGATTCTACACTAGCAGTTCTCATACCTTCAGATAAACTAGCAATTGCTCTTGCACCTTCTGTTGTTGATCCAAACAAAGCGGCTAAATTTTGTGCATTTTCACCTACCAATTGAGCAAAATCATCTAATGGCAAAAGAGCCTGCCCTGCGGCCACCCTCATACTTACTATGCTTTGTCCAAAGTTTGCACCTGTTTGTGAAAGTTGTCTGAATGTTTCTATATTAGTATCTAAACGAGTACCTAATGCCGAGAATGCATCACCTAGTACACCACGGCCTGCAAATACACCAGTGAAAGAGCTGATTGTTCCTTCACCTTTTTCTGCCGCAGAATATAATCCACCTAATGCAGATGATACATTTGTAATTAATTTTCTTTGTTTTTCTCTTTGTGTTAACTCTTTCTCAAATTGCTTTTCTTCTTTTTCAAGTAATGCTAATAGTTCTTTACGTATTAAACCTGATTTGTGTTCGTCTCTTATAGCTTGTCTTCGGTCTCTAAATTCTTCTCTTACAAGTTTGATACGTTCTTCAAAGGTTTTTTTTCCGACCTTGAGTTCTTCTCTTCGCCATTTCGTCAATTCTATAATTGATTTTTTGTGGTCTTCTAATATTTTTGGATCGATTTCGTCTGCCATATGGTAATATTTCGCCCTATTATATGCGTACATAAATATTGACTATATACGCAAGTTAATGTATATTTATAGAACAAAAAAATGGTAGAAAATAGCAATCCTTTAAACAAGTACTTTAGACAACCTGCAATATATGTCAGTTTACCTACGGGTGGAAATTATCCTCCTCACGTAGTAACACCGTCAAAAACAGGAGAATTTGGTATAATGCCAATGACTGCTAAAGACGAAATACGTTTTAAAACTCCAGATGCACTAATGAATGGTGAAGGAGTAGTAGATGTTATCCACAGTTGTGTTCCTGATGTTAAAGATGCATGGCAAATTAAAAGTTATGATTTAGATACTATATTAATTGCTATTAGGATTGCCACTTATGGTGAAACTATGGATGTTAATTTTAATGTGCCTGGAGCTAATGAACAAGCAAGTCATACTTTAAACTTGCCTGCAATATTAGAATCAATAAGAAGTGTACAAATTAAGAACGAGTGCGTGTTAAAAGACGGACTTAAGGTTCAGGTGAGACCATTAACATATAAAGATATGACTAATACTTCCTTAACAACGTTCCAACAGCAAAAATTATATTCGTCAGTACAAGATAGTAAAATGTCCGATGAAGAAAAAACTAAAAAATTTGATGAAGCATTTAAATCATTAACTGAATTAAGTATGGGTTTGTTATTAAAAAATATTCAAAAAATTACAACGCCAGATGGAATAGAGGTAACTGATCCTATACAGATTAAAGAGTTTGTTGATAATGCTAATGCAACTCTTATTACAGAATTACAAGATCAACTAAACGTTTTAAGATTACAAGGCAGTACCAAACCAGTGAAACTAAAGGCAACCGAAGAGCAGATCAAGAAAGGCGCTCCTGCTACTTACGAAGTGCCAGTAACATTTGATACTGCAAATTTTTTCGCATAACTTTGCTTTCACAATCGGATTCTGATATCATAAAAACTTTAAAAGATATGGAATCACAATCTAGAATACTTAGACATGAACTATTTAAAATATGTTGGTATATGCGTGGGGGTGTAACATATAATGAAGCTTGTAGTATGTCACCAACAGAACGTGAAATAGTAGGTCAATTGGTAAAAGAAAACTTGGAAACAACCAAAAAAACTGGTCAACCTTTCTTCTAAAATATTATATTATACTTTAATGGCACCAAAAACTCAGGATAATTATACGATATATGTCTGAACGAGATCTTATTCAAGAACTCAAGTCTACAATTAAGGACCTCTCTGATGAGAAAGAGGACCTCCTTAAGACTATCAAGCAAAAAGAGTCGCGAATTAAAACTGTTATGATTAAATTAGAACACGCAACGCAAGATGTTAGCAGTGTAGGACACAAGATTGCCGACAAAGATAAAGAAATTACAAAATTAAAAGAAAAACTTAAAGATAAAAATAAAATTGTTAAGAAAGAAATTGACGAAGAAATAGAAAAGTATATAACGACAAACGGTATAGTAGAAGATGACTCAAAAGAAAAAACAGAAGACGAAGACGAAAACGAAGAGTAATCCAACAGACGAAGTATTAAAATGGGTAAAGGAATTTGTAGAAGTTCCCCATCCAGTCTTTGCGGATATGCCTCCGTGCCCATATGCCAGACAAGCAAGGTTAGATGGTAAAGTAGAATTTAAAGAAGTTACTGATATGGAACCCGACTCAAACCTTTGGGTCTATATAGATCGTTTTGATTTTAAGAATAAAGATGTATTAGTTTTAATAATGGATTCAAAAAGATGGAAACCTCAGTACACAAAAAAACTTGCTGGAGAATTAAACGAGGCATTTAAGCATAAAAATATTTTGGTAATGGAAGACCATCCACAACTAGTTGAAAAAGTTAAAAATGTTGTGTTAAACCAAGGAAAACATATTTTATTTCTTTGTCAAGAAAGAGTTAAAATACAAACGTTTGAAAAACGATTAAGAAAAACTGATTATTATAAAAATTGGTCTACGAAGTATGAAGAAGAAGTGACGGGATCTTGGAGACATCCTGTAAAGATTGAATCTTAGAATCACTTCTGCATAGTTTTTGATATAATTTTTTAGATGTAGACCATTTAGTTCCAGTCCACCATTCAAATCCGTTCCATTTACTTTTATATTGTGATGATATTTCATAACCAGCACCCATATAAAAATATGCGGCCCTATGTTCTTTTGCCCATTGTAGTTCTATATCTAAGGTAATTTGAGATATAGGATCTTTATTGCAATGGATAACGGATTCGTAACCTGCCCACCATGTAGCAGTATCTTCATTAGGATCTCCTATTTGTCGTGTGTATCCGCCAAATTTGTTCATAGCGTCTTCTTGGTAATGATATTTTTTTAATTTTGTAAATGCAACAATTTTATCTACTGCTTCTGTATAAAATATTAGAAAAGAATCTCTACCGTGCAAGTGTTTAAACGGATTATAATCTTTTGTAAATTTTTTACGTTTCATATAGTCGCGATAGATTTTAGGAAGACCGACAAGATTAACCATTTCATTTGCTTCTATTTCTTTTACTTTAAGATTTTTGTCGTTTAGTTTGTGTGACGAAAAGCGTGGTTTAAATTTTTCAAGGTTAACACGGGTAGAACGAGATTGATAATATACTTCTTTACCTTTTAAAGGATAATCTAATGCTAACCACCCTTCTTCGAGCGCCTCATTTTCTTCTTCTTCCATTACTTCAGCTAAAGGATTGCATATTACTATATCTTGGTGTTCTTGTTTACCAAGAATATGGTCAAAGATTAGTTTCATGTCAGTATTTACAAGATGGCTAGAGCCATCTAAACTTTCGCTACGCTCAGTTTATTTCTAAATTACGCTTTTTAAACTTAACGCAATTTGCGTCTTATGTGCTAGTTGTTAGTCATAGTTCTGCTATCTCTAGCAGAACGACTTACTCATGTGCTGAGTCGAAGTCACCATATATTAGCTGTCGTAACCGGGCGGTTGTGCTGTAC